CGCCAATTGTTTGATGAGGGGCTTTGATTCAGTAAAGGAGTTTTTCCTCTCCCCGTTGACAACAAGTGTCACCAAATTAATGGTCTTAAATCGGCGCACCAACTCCTGCCGCCTGTATAGGATCATACCCGACGATATAAACCTTAAAGGGGGAAGTTGTTGTAGGGGCCAGATTCGATAAACCCAGAAATTGAAACAAGTAAACACTAGGATCCAATCCATAGACAACATAGGCATTAGTCATAGTTCCGCCAGAACTAACTGAGCTAGCTATAACTGTAATTGTCCCGCCAGCAGGAATTCCACCAACAATAGTTAGTGATGGAGTTGAACCTACGGCTGAGATTGGGCATGTTTGCATGATCAAAACTGGTGCGGCATAAGTGTAATAGAAAGCGTTCGTCGTGGCCGAAGTAAACGATATATTCTGCGTGCCAAACAGAGTAGGTGTCGTAGTACCTGCATTGACCTGGTCAAATGGGTTGGTTGACCCACAGGCCGTGACTGCGATTCTATTGACAACTTGAGCTGGCAACGAAACCGTTGGACATCTCAACTCGAATGTGTAATCTATCCATGCTTCCCCAAGGGAAGACGTAGAGAGCGCTGTTGTGGCTAAGTAAACGATACCGGCATTGGTGGTATGTGGGTCACCTTGGCCTGTGGGAATATTAACCTGCCCTGGTATACCAACTGCTGAAAACTCGGAGTAAGGAGTGATCCAATACTCAGTGTTGTCACAAGGTATATTCATCTTGGTAGATTCCCAAACGTTACATTTCAACGCTCCTTCTATCTGCAGCATGGCCAACTTTGAAGTAGGTGGAGAACGGTTTGAATTCCTATCAAAAGCCATTAGTATAGAACCCGAGGTACTAGTACTTATTTCTGATTGGTACTCCATAGCCATTTTCCTGAGCCTAAATCGTTGGAAGTTAACTGCGACTGATGCCAACCATGGGAACATGTTGAAGTCAGCGGGATCCAAAAGGAAGCCCTGACCGTTATTATTCAAGGTGAAGGGAACGGATGAGCTCCCTCTAATGGTGCAGTAATAGTCGCGCTTCGATATGGTGACAATGCCGTTCGTACCTGAAACCTTTGGGGCTTGGGTACGCATTGTCACCCCCTCGGCGCCAGGAACCGAGACTTTCTTCAAACCCTGTGGCTTGGAATTTGATTTGGTCTTGGTCTTGGGCATCTTAGGAATTGTCTTGGTGGTGATTGAAAGGTTTTGCTTATAGGGGACAGTCCTTTTCAAGGTGCTGCCGTTTTGTGAAATTTCTTTCACAGGGTGGTTGGCTTCGCCAGTTGGTTGTGGTGTGGCCTGAGGTTTATTAGCTCCACGCAATTTTGAATTATCCCTCTTGAGTTGATAAGAACCCTCGTCTTGGTTGTAAGGCCTACCTAGATTTGAATCAAATCTAGCAGCCAACCTACCAATACCACGAGTGGCTCTATCATACAACTCATCATAGAGGTAATTATCAATTGCCCTGCCAATATTGTCTGCCATGCGACCGCCGACATTTGCCAACTGGTTTGCCATTTTAAATTTTCAAAAGTTATTCTCGATCCCCGTCGACCGCCAAGATGCGGTCAATTAAGGGATGGTCCATAACACCCTTTTGGGGCAATGTTCCGAGATAGCCTTTTAGCTCCATAACGTCCAAGTAGGACAAACCGTACCTAGCATTCAGGAAACCATAAGTCAACGAGGAAGCATTATGCCTCTTGCTGACCTGGAAAGACCATTCTGCTACTGGTTCCCCCTTTCTCGTTGAATTTGAGGTCTGCCGCCGCAGATTCTCAAACAAAGAAAACATAAAGGGGATATGGTGGAACAATGCCATCCCTCCAGTTGCCACCTGTTTAAGCCAATAACTAGGACTTGGGTGAGGGACAACTGAATAGCCGAATTTGACTAGGGTCTTGCCCAATTTGGGCGTAAGGATGCAACCTTCTTCAGTCCGAACGGGAACTGAGGAGTAGAAGGTTACCTGCTCAATGGTACAGAGCTTCATTTCAGGAACAAAGCCTAACCCATTGAGCACCACGGAGATCAACTTTAAATCCACCTCCCCATTTAATGCAACCACGGAGTCATCCCCACCCACTATGATTTTGAAGTCTTTAACTCCTGCTACGTTGAACGCGTAGGCCATTGCCATCCCGCATATCAACGTATTACCACATGTGGTGTTTGGATCTCCTGAGCCACGCGTGGCTGGCACTGTAAAGACGTGACCATGTGAAGATCTAACACGCCTTACCAACTGCTTGGCTAAGACTGTCTTCTCAAGGTCAGTGGGACTGAACATGCCATACACAAGCTGCTCAAACCGCAAAGCCTGTGTAGAGATTGTCGAATCGAAACGTGAAAAATCACATTCGACAAACTGTTCATAGCACCAGTGGTTTTGAAACCACTGGCCATACACTGAAGCGTCCCCGCCTATTGCAAAATAAATTTTATTTCGGATGTCGAAAAAGTCTTGAAAGAACCTGGTAACTGACACAATGAAGGGACCCAGCACGACCTTATGCAGGTCAGATGGGGCCTGTATCAACCTAGGTTGCTTACCGCCCGGCTCAGAGGCGATAAGTTTCTCTCGTTTGACGAAAGCTGTGGAGGTGCACGCCTCAAGACTAACAACTGAGGCACCCGCGGACAAACGGGCTTGTGCTCGCAGGTGTCGTCCGAATTTACCAGGTTTGTTCCTAAACCTGGAGTTCCATTCTTCGAAGGACATCCGCTTATAACTACCAAGGCTACTCGCCATACTTTCTCTCCACTCTGCCAAGAAATAATGCTCCAACGCATACCATAATTCTGGTCTGGGTTTCGGCACTTCTTTAATGGCGCGCCCTTTAATGGCGACTTGTTCGTTATATGGAGTATCCGCATGCACATAAGGAACACATGACCCGACGCATGGGCCATACCTGTACAACGGACTCCATCTGGACTTCCTACTAAAGTGTCCCAAAATGAAGGAGGCATCACAGCGGAATTTAGGGACCGATAAGGCGAATTCGACCGCCCAGTCTTTTATAACCGCTTGCTTCTTCCACAATTCAGGAAAGTTGAAAGAAATCAACTTCCCCAATATTGAGACACCTTTAAGACAGATAATTATAGTGTATACCTTCCACTGCCAATCCCACGTTAATAGGAATATCTGCTCAATGGGAGGATAGAGATTGTAGAACATAAAATAAACTGTAAAACACAAACAAAACTTCCCTGCAACCGTCAACTGTGCCCAGCTGTAGCTATCATGGGGAACTATTTGTTCCACAATTGTGTCATACACTTTCTTATAGCCCTGAAGACTAACCGCGACTTGGGAGTTCTTCATAGTCGATTTGACCCACTTTCTTATCTCCAAGTCTTTGGCCGCCCTATCCCCAACTAGAGTATCATAATGGACCTTACCGTCCTGAATGATAGACAAAGGGACCATCTCTCCGTTGCCAACGTCCACCAATGGACTTCTGGCATGGTCATACACCATCTTAGGACCCACCGACCTAAGAAAATTTCCTGTCCTAATAGTACGAATTCCAGAGTCTGGAAGGAATTTAACTATTATTGCCGAACCAACGGTTTTAATGATGGTCCAGCACACACCTGCTTCCCCAGAACTTTCATATAAATATGAGAGATCGTTGTGTTTGTAGGCTGAGGAATTACCCACAACCTGCATAACACAAACTCCATCCTTCCCTACATTATAGGTAGCTTCTCCGTGAAACTCCCCATATTCCCCGGGAAAAGGGTGGATGAGGGCATAGTGTGGCACCCCCGACTCCCTGACCGCCTTCAAGAATATATGCTTATCTATGTAGTACAAAGAATGTACAAACATAACCGATGTGGGCACCACACATGAACAGCTAGGATAAAGACACTCACACATTAAAAGTGACTTTGTATTAGCTCTTCTGTGGACATCTTCATGTGTGAGTGTTGGACAACAACTCCACACATTGCCCCTACCATACTTACTATGGCGATTTGGATTAGCACCGACATCAAGAATTTGCTCCGAGAAGCCTTGCGTCCTTATAACAGCAATCATTGTCGCCTCACCAATCTCCCGTTCGCAGTGTAGTACTGGGTGGGGATGGCTACCATGTCCAAAGACAACGACTTTTTGCGTCAAGGCGCGAATTTGAGTTTCCTGTTCGCCGGTAACGGCGAAAGGAAAATAGAAGGAATCTAAGGTTTTAATTGCTTCCATCTCAAATGGGTGATTGTTACTTACCGTGATCCAAGTGGATGATGGCTTTCAC